TCAGATGATAATTGCAAATTTTATGCAATTTCGAAAACAATTTGAACCGGGTAAAGAAGATGCTGTAATGAGGCATATGGTTCTTAATAACATTAAAATGATTAAAAATAAATTTAGTGCTAAGTATGGAAAAGAAATCGTTTTTTGTTGTGATAGTAAAAAAAATTGGCGCAGGGATGTTTTTCCACAATATAAAGCCAATAGAAAAAAAGCAAGAGAAGAAAATAAACAAAATGTAGATTGGCCGGCATTATTTAATATTCTCGATGGTATTCGAGATGAAATAGCAGAAAATATGCCGTATAGAGTAGTTGTTTTAGATGGATGTGAAGCAGATGATATTATTGGTGTTATTTGTAAATATTATTCTCATAGAGATTATAATATATTGATAGTTTCTTCAGATAAAGATTTTATTCAATTGCAGCGATATCCTAATATTTTTCAATGGTCACCGCGGACTAAAAAATTTATCAAAGAAAATAATCCGGAAAATCAATTGCGAGCTTTAATAGTAAAAGGAGATAGAGGAGATGGTATACCCAATATTCTTTCAAATGACGATTGTTTGGTAGAAGGACTAAGACAGAAGCCAATGTCGAAGAAGAAGATCCTAGATTTCCTAAATATCACACCGGAAAAACATTTCGAGGGAGAAATTTTAAGAAACTTCAAACGCAATGAAACCTTAATAGATCTCGGGTGTATCCCAGATAAAATAGAGATAAATATAAAAACACGATATGAAAGCGACCAATATTTAGGTCGCGATCGAATGCTTAATTATTTTATAAAGCATCGACTTAAAGACATGACTGAATCGATACAGGAGTTTTAAATTATGGCTACATCATTATTACAATTATTAGAATTAGTAGATAGGGCAAAAAGCCAAAAAGAGAGAGGGGAACTACTTAAACAAAATCAAACTGACCATCTGGAAAACTTATTGTGGTATACATTTCATCCAGATGTAAAATTTTTGTTACCAGAGGGGAAGCCACCTTTTAATGCCGCTGCGGAGGATCCCGCTTCAACAATGCTTTACGGGCAAATCCGTAAATTAAGATATTTTGTTGATGGCCCAGGAGGAGAGGCTTTTTGTGTAGGACAGAATATTAATTCAGTAAAAAGAGAAACAATGTACATAGGAATGTTAGAGAGTGTCACACCAAGAGAAGCTGAAATTCTTATAAATATGAAAAAGAAAGATCTTGGTATCCGCGGTTTAACGTATAAACTCGTAAGCGATACCTTCCCCCATCTTATACCACCAATGCAATCTAGCAATACATAAAATCTATTATAATTACATGACAATGGAAATGCGATATAATCATTTCGGAGAAAAATTATATGAAATTTTTAATAGCTTTTGTTATGGCGGTAGTAGTAATTACTTACCCAGTAAAAATAGTTATTCAGCAAGCTGATCTTAACGCAGCGAGAGATATGCCAAGTGTGTTTCGACACATTGAGCAATTACCAGAAACTTTTCAACCACCCATGGGAATAGTTTCACCAAGCATCCTCGAAGAAGAGAAGCAAATAGCATGTTTAGCTAAAAATATATATTTCGAAGCCGCAGTAGAAAGTACGGCAGGAAAATTAGCGGTAGCTCATGTCACTCATAATAGGGTGAGTAGCGAGCATTTTCCTAATTCTTATTGCGATGTAATTTTTGAAGGAATACACTATAAAAGTGGATTTCCAGTTAGAGATAGATGCCAATTTAGTTGGTATTGTGATGGAAGACATGATAGTCCATATCCAGGCCCAACTTGGAGTAGAGTTCAGGATTTGGCAAGTTATTATTATGCAAATGCAAATGACTTAAGAGATATAACAGATGGTGCAACACATTACCATGCTGATTATATCGATGACCCTAGATGGGCAAAATATAAGAAAAAAACAGTAAAAATAGATACGCATATATTTTATAGGTAGATTATGCCAACATATGATTATGAATGTGTGGAATGTGATTTTGAATTTGAAGATATTCTTCCTATTGCAAGAAGGAATGAGCCTTTGGAAAGCCATTGTCCTGAATGCAATGGGGAGATAAAAATGAAGGTCGCGAGCCCGATGTTTGTTTATGATAATATTTCAGGTACAACTGCTAAGGGTCATCGAAAAAAACCCGATGAAGCTTTTACAGATCATCTGAAACAAATGAAAAGGAATTATCCGGGAAGTAAGATGAATGTTTGATCATGTAGAACTTGAATTTGAAGAATTAAAGTCAATCACCACTAGTGGTTCCAGAGTTTATGAAACTCCTGACGGAACCTTTCCATCCATTACAACAGTATTAGGTAGAAAAAAAGCTCAATTCTTTAAAGAATGGCGAGCTAGAATTGGCGAAGAAGAAGCTAATAAAATAACAACTCAAGCCACCCGCCGCGGAACAAAAGTTCACAAAGTTATAGAAAATTATATTTTAAATAAAGAAAATTATTTTGAAGATTCGTTACCGAATGTTCGAGAGATGTTTAATACTGTTAAATCTCATTTAGATAATAATCTTGATAATATTGCAGGTATTGAAATTCCATTATGGAGTAAACAATTAGGAGTAGCTGGCCGCTGCGACTGTGTTGCTGATTGGAAAGGTCAAAAAGCAATTTTAGATTGGAAGACTTCAGGAAAATTTAAAAAAAGAGAATGGGTTGAAGAATATTTTCTTCAGGCAACAGCTTATTCAATAATGTTTGAAGAAAGAACTAAAATCCCAATAAATAATATTGTTATAGTAATAGCTGTTGAGAATGAAGAACCTCAAATTTTTGAAGAGAAATCTTTTGATTATTGGCGATTGCTCGAAACAACATTAAAAGAATGGATATAATGAAAATCTTAATTACTGGTGTTAAAGGATTTATAGGCCATCATTTATTTAATTTTTTATCTGAAGAAGGCCATGAAGTTTATGGGATTGATAATTGTACAGGATTAGGTTGGGAGGATCGTGAAGTCCCTCATGAAGAATGTGATATTACCAAAGACGAGTTACCTCATACCGATGCAAAAGTTGTAGTTCATTTAGCTGCGAGAGCCGGCGTTCGTAATAGTTGGGACCCAAAATATTTAAAAGAATATTATGAAGTAAATATTAAGGGAACAAAACGTATCTTTGATACTTATAAAAATTCTAAAATCTTATACGCATCAAGTTCATCTGTTAAGGATATGAAAAGTCCTTATGCTATGACAAAAGCCGCATGTGAAGCAATGGCTCCTTCAAATGCTATAGGAATGAGATTTTTCACAGTGTGGGGTCCGCAATCTCGTCCTGATATGTTTTATAGACAATTACAAGAAGGTAAAATTGGATATTTAACAACCCATACGAGAGATTGGTTATATGTAAAAGATTGTGTGAAAGCTATATATTTACTTATGACTGAAACTTCCGTATGGAAAATTTTTCCTAAAGTTTTTGATATTGGATATGGAACACCGAAATCTGTTTATGATTTTGCTAAAGAAAATGCCCCCGAAGATTTTGATATAGACTCAATAGATTTCAAAAATGTAACTGGTGAAAGTGAAGAAACCTGTGCTGATCCCACTGAAATTAAAAAATTAGGATGGGAACCTAGCTTTCCAAGTGATGATTTGTATGTAGAATAATGTTATGCAGTTATCCTTTTAAGCAAATAACTTTAAGAGACTGGGATGGTGACAAAATTAAATGGTTCCATCCTTGTTGTAATATGTCTCGACCAGATTGGGAAGATCCCATGAAATGGTCAGAGACTGATTTCACTCCTGAAGAAGCTTTTAATTCAAAACAATTTAAAGAATTACGAGAAGCTTTATCCAATAATGTAAAACATCCGTTTTGTAAAACTTGTTGGGATATGGAAGATAGAGGTATCGAATCTTTCAGAATTCATAACGATGATACTAAGCCCAGAGGAAAATTAGATGTAGTAGATTTCATTGCTTCTAATAAATGTAATCTCGCTTGTAGGATGTGTGATCCACAAACAAGTCATAGATTAATGTTAGATTATGAATTCTTCAGTAGAGAAGATTTACTTCATGAAGTTGAAGACGCTACATGTGGTAAATTTAGGGGACGGATTACAATTCCAAAAACTTCTTCTTCAAAACAATATCAATGGCTTTTAAATAATCCCGTAAAAGAACTTAGATTCAGTGGAGGAGAACCTTTTTTTGATGCTCAAATTTTAAAACTCCTTGATAAATATATTAGTGAGGGTTGGGCTAAAAATACCATTCTCGCATATCATACTAATGGGACATTATTTAACGATCAATTAATTGAAAAATTAAATAAATTTAAAAAGCAATATCCTAAATTAAGTATAGATTCGGTCGAAGAAGGTTACGAATATATTAGATATCCTCAATCATTTGATGACCTAGATAAATCCATAAGATTATTTTTAAGAACTTCTACAAATTTAGGAAGAGTTAATATTGCAGTTGTTGTTTCTGCTTTAAATATTTTAGATTTGCTTAATCATTGGCAATGGTGTTGTACCTTACCTAAAAAAGTTTATGTTTCATATTGTGAAGTATATCCAGATAATCGAGGTATAAGCCCGGTTCATCTAAGCAGACAATTGTTAGAAAAAGTTCCTCGAATAGATTCGAAAAAGTTTAATCAAATACGCAATTCATATTTTAAAAGAAATGTGGAAAATAAAAAGAAAATGCTTAAAGAAATTACTCTATTTGATTTTTCTCGAAATCAACAATTTCAAAATTATTTACATCCATATTTAACACAATGGTTAGAATCGTAGTAGTCGGTGGTGGTTCCGCAGGTTGGACAACTGCTAGTTATATAAAAAATTCTATTGATTGCGAGTTGACAGTTATTCATGAAGAGCAAAATAACCCGATTGGTGTTGGTGAAACAGTAACACCGACATTGCGTTTGATAGCCGAAAATGCAAATATTCCAGAAAATGTTTGGTTAAAAGATAGTGATGCTACATTTAAATATGGAATTAAATTTAATGATTGGAATTATTCAGGTAGTGTGTGGTATCATTTATTTGAAGATGCTTTCGAATTTTCAAAAACAAAAGTAGATTCTGTTGAGTATTGTATCAATAATTTAGATATGTCCACAAAATATTTTAATTTATTTCACGGTCCTCAACAATATTTGCTTGATAAAAATTTAACTCCTTATCCAAAAACAATTAGTGATCGACCAGGACATGCATATCAAATATTAGCAGATAAATTTGGAGCGACATTACAGAAACATCTCAATGATTATACATTAATTCCCAGTGGTGTAAAAGATGTTTGCATAAATGAAAATGGTATAGAATTTTTACGTTTAGAAAATGGCCAAACCGTATATGGTGATGTATTTTTTGATTGCTCTGGTTTTAATAGAGTTTTGATTTCAAAATTGTCTGATTATGAAAGTTATGATGATATGATTTGTAATAAATTTGTTGCCGGCAAAGTCAGAGGGGTTCCTAAACAACATAAAATTTATACGGAATTGACCGCAAAACCTGATGGATGGTTGTGGGATGTGAACACACGTAATAGAACTGCAGGTGGATTTATCTATTCAGATTATTTTACTACTGATGATGAGGCAAGAAAAATTTTAAAAGATGCTTGGAATGGTCAAATAGATTTTGTATTTGATTGCATAAAATATGAAAATGGATCTATGAAAACTGTTGCGGTCGATAATTGCATATCAAATGGGCTGGCACAGAGTTTTATAGAACCTATGGAAGCGACTTCATTGATGTTAACCTGTGTGACGGCGATTAATTTTGTAGACCAATATAAAAAGAAAAAGAAATGGACTTCAAAAGAATCTAAAGTTTTATCTAGACATCTCAAAAGATTTCTCAAACATTCAAAAGAATTTGTAAAATATCATTATACATTGAGTGACAGAACTGATTCCGAATTTTGGAGATATTGGAATAATCAACAAAACATTGAAGAATATAATGATTATTTGAATATGTTTCTTTCTAAAAAGAGATATTGTAAAAAAGGAGAAACCATTTTTAATCATTTTAACCTTGCATCAATGTTGATTGGTTACGAAAAACCTTACTTAAACAAAACAAAAAATATGAAATATGTAGACTGGACAGAGCCTGATTACGATATAGATTATTCAAACAATATTACACATGATGATTTTTTGACTATGGTACATGTATGATAATAAACAAGATGGTCAACTTTTGGAAAAAAAACTTTGGGAATGATGATTTAAAAGATTTTAAATTTCCTTGTACTTATAAACCAGGCAGAAATAGCAAAGCATTTGAAGACTCTATAGATGAGATATTACGAGAAAAGTATCCTGAACAGTGGAAGAAGCACGGAGGGAAATGAAGAAGATAGGCGACTTCTACATACAAGATGATGATTCATTTTTTGAATACATGTATTCAAGTGGTTTTCCTATGGATGGTAGTATTCATAGAGAAATACTTAAATCAGTACCTAAGGGTAATGCTATTGATGTAGGAGCTCATGTTGGTATTTGGAGTAGGCAATTAACTAAAAAGTTTGATGAAGTGTATGCTTGGGAACCTATAGAAAGTAATTGTGAATGTTTAAGACAAAATGTACCCGATGTAAAAATATTTCCATTTGCCGCAGCTTCTAAACAAAGCAAAAAATTTGCTAAGCCCGATCAAGAAGGTAATTATGGAGGTTATCAATTAAATGAAGAAGAAGGCGAAGAAGTAATAGTAAAAGTTATTGATGATTTCGATTTTAAAAATATTACTTTTATACAAATGCATATAAAAGGTATGGAATATGAAGCATTGTTAGGATTAGAAAGAACTATTGAAAAATATTTACCTACAATAGTATATCAAGCATATCCTCATCAATTAAAACAGTATGGACATAGTGAAGAAGATATTGAAGTATATTTAAATAGTTTTGGTTATAAGATAGAATCATTGCAAGAATTTAAGTCATGGGATATAACTTATAGAAGGACGAAGCTTTGTCTATGAACATAATAATTTTAGGCGGTGGAAGTGCCGGTTGGTTAGCTGCTGCATATTTATCCAAAACTAATAAAGTTGAAATAAAACTTCCTAAAAATTCCAAACCTATAGGGGTTGGAGAAAGTACATTACCTGGACTAGTTAAATTCTTTGATTATTGTGGAATATCTGAAGATGATGTAATTAATAAGTGTGATGGCGTAATTAAATATGGTATTAAACATCATGGTTGGCATAAAACTGATTGGATACATCCGTTTCCCAATAATATGCATGCTTATCATTTAGATGCGTTAAAAATGATTATTCTTCTAGAAGAGATAACGCGACCTAGATTATGTAAAGTAGATAATCCTGATTTAGTAATAGATTGCACCGGATTCAATAGTGATTTTTCTAAAAATAAACAATTTGGTTCTTATAAAACTCTATCTAATAATATGGCCCTTTTCGCGCCCGGTGATTCTAATTGTCAATCTATAACAAACACTTTCGCTATGGATTATGGGTGGATGTGGAATGTAGATTTAAGATCAAGGAGTGGTAATGGGTATGTTTTTAATAATAATTTTATAAGTGTAAATGATGCCATTGAAGAATTTAAAAATAAAAATGTAGGTAATGTTAAAGCCGAAGACATTCACGCCATTCCCTTTAATAATAGATATTGTTTAACTCCGTGGTTGGGGAATACCGTATCTGTGGGATTAAGTTGTGGATTTGCAGAACCTCTTGAAGCTACAGGACTTTTTCTAATAACATGGGCGATAGAAACTATTGAAAAATTAAAATATAAAAAAAATAAAGAGGAAATATTTAATCGTTCATATGTTAGATTGTGTCGGCATGTATATGATTTTTTAGAATTGTTTTACACTTCTTCTAAAAATGATCATACTGAATATTGGAGATCTTTAAAAAAATATCATACATTGAATAAACCCAAATATCAAATTAATTTTTTTAGGGAAAAGGGAAAATTATTCTTATAAATTTTTAAATGATGCCAGTTTATGAAGAATGTTTATTTATTACAATTAACGTCTCCTTTATCCGACTCTTCCGTTGGCACTGAAATGTCAGGTAATAAATCTGCATTTTTACCATATTCCATCGGTCTTCTCTGGTCTTATAGTTTACAAAATAAAATAATATCTGATAATTTTATATTAAAGGATTTGGCTTTCAATATAGATAATTTAGATCATTATATTGATAATATGGAACAACCGGATATAGTCGCCACTAGCAATTATATGTGGAATTCTAATAAACACCTCTATATATTAAAAAAAATAAAAGAATGGTATCCAAATTGCTTGATTATTTGTGGTGGACCACATGTTCCTAAATCTAATGATAGCAAATGGTATAATTTGCATGATTATGTAGACATCGGTGTTGTGGGAGAAGGAGAAAAAGTCTTTGAACAAATTTTATTAGAATATTTTAATAAAAAAGATTTTTCTGAGATACCAGGTCTTATTTTTAGAAAAAATAATAAAATTTTTAAAACGAAGCCAGC